TTAGGAAGACGAGGACAAACTCCTCTCTTCTCTTCGTATGCAGTTAAGTATGCATCGTCCCAATTGTTCTTAGACGATTTAGTTGGAGTGATAACTGATTGTGGGTTCCAACCAAACTGGTCAATAACCCTCTCGTTCTCATTCCAAGGTAGTATGTTTTTATAGTATTCACTTTTCATAATATAATCTTAAATTAGATGTTAAGTCGCCCCTTCACTTTACAGCATTCCCGCTCTTAACCGATTCTTCCGCTCTGACCCCAAGAATCTTTCCCTTACTGATTAACCCCACTCCTTCGTTATCAGTTCGGTGTTGACTATTCAAGGACACATAATGATATGTCAACACCCCCGTTTAAAAAACTTACTTATTCAGAAGCAAGTTTTTTGAAGTAATCCATCGCATCATCTTCTTCACCTTCAGAAGTAGATTCTACTGATGAGATTACAGGTTCTTCAGCAACAGATTCAGTGTTTACATTTGACCAAGGCACTTCGTCTAGGTCTTCTGCAACTGACTCTGCAGTCGAATTACTTACTGTACCAGTTAAACCTAATACTCTATCGAGTTTCTCTTTGAGTTCCTCGTAAGTTTTAAATTCATTTGGTGCAATAATGTCCGTCAAAGAATGAGCAGAACTAAATGTTTCGTTCAACTTATCCTCGTCTTCGAATAGTGGTGCAACTGAATCGAACTCTGATTTATCATAGTTCCAGTATCCGTCCACTTTTCTTATTTTGATTTTGAAGTTCGCACCTTCCCTTAAATCAAAAGGGTTGATTGCACTTTCATCTTCAAATGCTGGAGAGATAGCCTCTTTGAGTTGTTCAAAGATTTTCTTTCCAAATTTATACAAGAATACTTTACCTTCGTTATCGGGATTTTTAGGGTCTGAAACAACTAAGACATTAGAAACATAGTGAAGTCTTCTCTTCTGTTTTCTAGCAATCTCTTTGTTTGCTTCAATACCTGTATTCCATAACTGGGTATTGTACTCCGACACTGGGTCTTTTTTATTAAGAGTCGTTAAAGACTTCTCAATATACCAACCACCAGGCCCTTGGAAACCGTGGTCAAAATAACTGACCCAAGGCATTTCTTCGTTTTGGGGTGTTGGTAAGAATCTTACTACAGCAAAACCGTTTCCAGTTTTATCTAGTTCAGGTTTCCAGTACCTTTCATCGTTGTAGGATTTTTTTGCACCTTCTGTAGGTGAAGCAGTTTCCATGGCTGCTCTTAGTTTATCTAATGATGACATTGTATTCTCCTATTGTATTAACATTGTATCGCATTATATCAAAGACTCTAGGCCTAAACCTAAAATCCACTTCTCACTACTTTCATAATAAGACAATTCATTATACTTGATTTCGTCCTCTCTGTCAAGAGGGTTTTTCCAGTATACTGAACCTTTTCCATAGTACCATTCTAATAGTGCTATGAACTGACTCCTCTGAACATCAAGAACAGTTGAGTCGGTATTATATTTATGCCCGTAGTTAGCACTACCTTCATAAATATTATCACAAATATCACTTTCCAGTGCATCAAATCCCACCATGTTTATAGTCTTATAACCTTGTTGCATAGCATAACTTAATGCTGACATTCCAGTAAACAAGTTGCTAAACATAGGGTCATTGTATGTGATTATTATTTCAGGATTTACTAATCCCAAAAAATCTGTATAAGTTTCATTACCTTGAACAATGAAGTGTGTATCATTATCCTTTTTAGATATTCGTATATCGTCATGACTGTAGTTAAACCCTGCAGACATTAACTCCAACATTTCTATTGGAAGGGGTTCAATGTCAGCAAAACACACTAGGTTTTCTTTATAATATCCTGTCTCTACAATTTCTTTTTGTAAAGGCATATCAGCTGCAAACACTATATCACACTTATTAGTGTCCCTATAGATTGCATTACAACCCCATACTTCATGTATGCAATTGTCAATATCAAAGTCCTTTCTACTAGGCCCGTTTCCCAATATAGTTATTTCTGACATAACTCTATTGTTTTAGTTTTGTATTTTGTATAATCAAAGTCTATGAAAGACTTATACTTTTGAATCTTTATGTGTATTTCGGGATAGACTATCTTCTCTGATATGAGTCTCTCCCAGTCGGAACTGAATCCGATAATAGAATCCATTATACAAAGTGTCTCTAAAGATATGTTCTTTGCCATGTATTCTTTTAATAGTATAGGGTGTTGACCTTTCTTTACTTCCAATACCTTTTGTATACTTCTTTTAAGTAGGATATCAGAGAGTTCTGTTTCATACATATATGACAATTTTTGTTGTCTCTTTTTCCATTCTTTATAAATTCGTTCACATTCATTGTCTAATAGGTCTCCTGCCCAACTGTCTTTAAGACTTAGATTTGCAATATAGAAATCTTGTAAGTCTTGTTTGTAAGTTTTAAATAACTTACCAAAATGAAATTTATCTTTTCGTTTTAGAAAGGAATTGATGTCACTCTTTACTTTACCATTATACTTTATAAAGTCATAGTCTTTAGAATAGAAGTGTAATTTTATTCCAAGATAAAGAGTGTATGCATCGTATCCTTCCCTACTTGTCATTAAGTTATGATAGTAGGAGTTTTTGGTGGTGTCACTATAGACCCAGTTGCTTGTTGGTATGCTTCTTGAATAGGTTGGTTTGTTGCAACAACAAATACAAATTCATTGAATGAAACTTCACTTGGATTCTCTTCTCCAGTGACTGCAATACCTCTTGCAAATCCCATACCACCGTCTCCGTTAGGATGAGAGATTACCATTCTAGGGTCTTCAATATTTAAAATACCATTTTCTAAACCTTTGAATTTACCAATGTATTCACCACTTGTGGCCACTACCGTGACTATATCATTAATTTCCATTATTTCTTTTCCTCATAAAATCGTGTGATTGTTCCTTGACTAGTCCTACCACGATTGATTAGGTTTAGTCCTTGTGCTTCTGCTTCTAACTTCTCTTTAAGAGGTGGTGTTAAAAGTCTCTTAGCACTTTCAGGTTCTAATTGATTCTCTTCACAAACTTTAACTATTGCACCCATTACATCAACACCTTTTCCTCGTGAGAGTAATCGCTCTACCTTTTCAGTAAATTCTTTTCTTGATATCATATTAAAACCTTGTGTTGTATCTGTTATCGGGGTCTACTTCGTCTGCAATTAAAGGTAGTCCAAAGAAGTGTTCACAATCCCATGAGTCATAGTTGTTTTCCCATAACCAATCATGTCCTTCTTCTTCAAGTAGTTCTTGCATTTCGTCTTCGTCTACTTCACTATCTTCTGCAAGGTGGATATAATAGTCACGTCCACACTCGTCAAACGATTCTATAAATTCATTCTCTTCGAACTCACATGGCTCCATGTCACCAGTTGCATCTTCTGAAAGATATGCTTCTAGTTGTTCCTTCTCTTCCTCATTAGTAATCTTAACGATATATACACCACTTCTCCATAGTGCTTCAATGACTACTCTATCTTCGTTGTCATTGTTCTTAAACACTTCACGTTCAGTGTAGGACTTTTTAAACTTTGGGTAGATATGATATTCTTTTCCAACTTCAATCATCTTAATACCCACACTCTAAGTTGTCTCTCCAATCTCTAACTATACTATAGTAAGCATAGTAAGTTGGACTAGTGTCGTGAACACCAAGACCACCTTCTGCATAATCAGTTGTTAGGTAATCTATGAGATGGTCTGCTTTGTCTAACAGTTCTTCTGTTATGTCTTCGTCACTGTCAATTCCAAGATACTCTAATAGTGTATCATATGCACTATCGTATGCTTGAGATTCAACCCACTCATCACCTTTAGAGATTATCTTATTCCAATTGTAATCTCCTTCTAAATTAAATTCTTTTACTTCTGCCATTTTATACTCCGTGTAAACTTCTATAACGGTTTCTAAGGTCATAGAGTTTGTCAACATAATCTAAAGGGTCTGCTTCAAATATTTGAACACCCCCACCATCAACAGCGACAACTGCCACTATATCTTCAACGACTTCTCCAGTGAGTTCCTCAACCATGATTGCGTATGCAGTCATCTGATGGAACCATGGGTCTGCCATGTATTCTTCTTTATATTTTGAACTTGTTTTAAAGTCTATAATAGAAAGTCTGTTATCCCAAACACCAACACAATCTACTTGTCCTGCCATTTGTAATGAATCACTCCACATACCTGCTTCTAAAGCAAAGGGAACTATCTCATCTAATACTGGTTGTACTGCATTAAACATAGATTGGTCTAATACATTTTCAAAAACTATTTCTTCTTCTTGTCTTAGATACTGTTCAAAAAGAGAATGCATTTTAGTTCCTCTTTTTGCAGCTTGTGTAGATACTCTATTTGCTTCCTCAGCACCCACTCGTTCTCTCCACAACTTAATGTGGTCTCGTGTAAGCAGTCCAGTGACTGTAGTGACACTTGGGTATCTTTGACCTTCGGGTGTTTGATAAAACCTTTTTCCGTCCTCTTGCACACGAGTCATTGTCTTCTGCAAGTCTTCTAGGTCATAAATTGATATTTGATTTTCCATAATATAGATATAGTATACTACTTAATACCCTGTAAGTCAACATGTTTTTTAATAACATCTCTTGTCTTAACTTCTTTTGCTGATTTCCTATGATACCTTTCACCCATAGGTGAATCGGGTTGTGTTGATGCAATCTTCTGAAGCACATCATTAAATCCACCGTCCACTTTAACACGGTCTCCATGACCATGTACAGTCATAGGTGCTCCAAGTATTTGTTGTTTAAGATGTGGGTTGTCTTCTTTGAACTGGTCTAACTTAGTGTAAGACATTATATGCTCTTCAACTTCACCTGTATCATTGTTTAAGAAATCGTATGCTGGCATTATATACCTTTGTCTTGAATATGTTTCTCTACAAGTTGAATTACTTTTGATTCAGAATACCAAATACCACTGAACATTGATTCAGTTCCGTCTTCCCATTCAACGTGATATCTTTTATAACCGAATGGTCTATCTGAAAAGATTCTAATATCACCATAACTCTCAACTAACATTCTCATACCATACTCATAAATTGTGGGACTGGTCTATCAGTCCATACTGCAAAATCTTTTTTGTAGTTTGCATAGTATTTATGGTATGCAGAGATAGAGTCATTTTGAACTTTGACATCTTCAGGCATACACTGGGGTGGTTCTGAATAAGAACCTAGTGTAATATTGTTTGGTATTTCATTGAGTAAGTCTCTGAGTTTTGTATCAGTCAAGTGTA